ATCTGGCAATAAACCGTTGCCAGCCAATCAGCAAAAAGGAAAAAAGGTATGCACATGCTGTCATGAGGAGAAGAATTTAACAGACTTCTATTATAGCAGTTCACCTATGTATTCCCTTGATGAACGCATACCTGTTTGTAAAGAATGTTGCAAGACTTCTGTTCTGTCTGAGGACGGAAGGATTGATTTTGATAAATTTAAGGACTTACTTAGAAATATTGATAAGCCTCTGTATTTTGACCTACTCTTCTCTTCCGAGGAATCTGTGAAGAAAGAGAATAGTTACCTGAGTGATGAGGAAGTTTCATTGCATGGATATGAGATATTACAGAAATATTTCACACTGGTGGCGATGAGACAGGATAAGGCGAAATCGTACTCTGATGCAGAGAAAGAAGGATTTATTCATCAGAATAGCAATCGTACTAAGAAGGAAAAAGATGAAATTTTAAATAGATATTCTCATTTGATTAATCAGTATTCTAAAGCTTCAAATACCACTAATCAATCCAAAGTAAAAACTTCACAACAGTATATTCAAACTGAATCTGATGAACTTATTTACGATGATAAGTGGATGGGTAAATATAGCCAAAAAGACATTGATTACTTAAACAGTTATTATGCCGGACTTGAACGAGATTATAAGATAATCACAGAAAACCACCGTGACTATGCCCGTAAGATTGCAAAAGCAAGTCTTCAGATGGATAAAGCGTTTGATGATATGATAAATGGTATTGAGGGAGCTGATGCAAAATATAAAAATGCCAGGGAAGCGTTTGATACTCTTTCAAAGTCCGCAAAATTCAGTGAAAGTACCAGGAGTGTAAATGATGTAGGTATAAGTAGTTTTTCAAAAGTTGCCGCTATGGTAGAAGCCCATAACTGGATTCCAGAACATAAACCGCTAAAGAAAGATACAATTGACGAAATGATAGATTATCTAAGTACTATCACAAAGTCATTGTAATGGTGCGTTTATGGATAAATATGAAAAGCAACAAGAAAAAGAAAAACAATTATATGACAAAAAACATGCAGAAGATTTTGATTCTACATATTCCAATGATCCAATTAATGAAGTATCTATAGATTACGAAGCATGGACGGAGTTCTTTTCTTATTACAGATATTACATTGATGAATTTGCTATTGACATATTGGGAGTAGACTTATTTCCATTTCAGCGAGTAATTTTAAGGGCAATGGGCAGAGGTCAGTTTAGTGTACTTATTGCCTGTCGTGGAATCGGCAAGTCGTGGATTGTCGCCTTGTTTTATATATGTGTCTCTATTCTTTATCCAAATGTCAAATGCGGTATTGCCAGCGGTAACTCTCAACAGGCTCGTAACGTAATCATTCAAAAAATTAAAGGTGAACTTTCTAAAAATGAAACAATAGCGAGGGAAATTAACTTCCCTATTAGAACTGGTGCTGACGATTGTTACTGTGAATTTAAAAACGGTTCTGAGATTCGTGCAATCACTCTTGCACAGGATCGTGGCGGTGATAGTGCAAGAAGCTGGAGGTTCAATTACCTCCTTGTTGATGAAGCTCGGCTTGTAAAGGATGATATTATAGAAACTATTTTGATTCCTATGACAAAAACAAAGCGACAAAATGCTTTAAAGTGGAAACAAAACGAAAAGGGTAAAGTAATATTTATATCTTCGGCTTACCTAAAAACAAGCGGATTATATAAGAGATTTAAATATCATTTTGAACAAATGGTATCAGGAAATCAAAATTATGTCGCTATGTGTTTTCCTTATCAGGTTGGTATTCAGGCAGGCTTATTTGATTCAGATGATATTGAACAGGAACGTGCAAAACCTACAATGACATCTGATAAGTTTGCATATGAGTACGAAGGTGTATTTGTTGGTTCAAGTGGTGAAAGTTACTACCCCTATGAATTAACAATGCCTTGTAGAATTCTTGAACATTGTGAATTAGAACAGCCCAAAAAATCTGATTCTATATATCTTATCACTCATGACGTTGCAGTATCTACAGCTAAAAACTCTGATAACGCTTGTACTCATGTAATCAAATTAAAATTGCGTCCAAATGGAACATATACAAAATCTGCTGTTTATATAAAAGTTGTCAATGGACTTCCTCTCGAAAAACAGCGTGATTATCTTAGAGAATTAATTCATCTTAAATTCCCAAACTGTAGAAAACTGGTTATTGATGAACGTGGTGCCGGTAATGGACTCCCTCGTATGTTTTATGAATCATGGGAACATACCGATCCAAAAACAAAAGTTACAGTTGAATATCCTCCGTTAATCAAAGATAACGATGAGGAAGGATTTTTGTTGGATAATGCAATTCCTATGATAAGAGCAATTAACGCAACAAACGATTTTAACACAACTTATTATCCATATATGAAATCGTGTTTTGAGGATAGAACTTTGCAATTATTAGTAGCTTCTGATGAAGTTGACTTACTATATAAATCTGGAGAAATTACTCCTGAAGAGTATGCTCAGTATATTGAACATGATACTTTGCAGAGTGAATTAAGCAACATCAAACAGGAATATTCTGAATCTGGTAATCTACAATACAATCGTATTGTAAAAACAAAAAAACGTGATAGGGCTACGTCTCTATTCTATGGTTTGTCTGTAATTTCTGAATGGGAATTGGAAAATAGACAAAATCTTTATAGTAACAAAAATGCAGGATACGATTTATTAAAACAATACACATATCTATGAGGAAGGAGGTAGCATTTGAGTCAATCCACAGATTATGAATCGTCTTATTTTGCCGAATACATAAAGGCATTTAATTCACAGCATTTTTATGGAAATACATTTATGTTATCTCCTCAGATGCTTAATACAAGTTTAAAAGATGTAAACATGTTTTCTTCGTCTTTTTCAACAGAACAGATACGAAGAATGGTTATGCAACCACATGAATACGAAGAAGAATTGAGAAAACTTTCTTTCTTTAATTTTAATACTGTTGGTCTATATAAACAGATAATCAATCTATGGTCTAAAATGCTTACATTTGACTGGAATCCAATACCTTATACAGAAAATGGTAAACCAATCACGTCTACGGAATTTCACAGTAAAGATTATAAAGAAGACTATGCAGAACTGACTAAATTCTTTAATAATTTTAAAGCAAAAGAAGAGTTTTCTAAAGTGTTATGGAATCTTTGTATGTATGATACATATTTTACTTCTTACAGGGAATTTGATGGACATATTTATTTGCAAGAACTTCCGCACTCACACTGTATGATTGATGCGGATTCTTATTTGGGATATTTATTCTCTTTTGATATGTCATATTTTATGAATAGTGGTGTTGATATCAACGCTTACTCTCCTACTGTCAGGAAGTTGTATAGTAAAGCATTGAGCAACAGAAAGTTAAATTATCGTCCAAATATGCCTAACCGTAATGGTAAATGGGTGCATTGGACTCCTATGATGCTAGATGATGCTTTTGTATTCAAATTCAATAGGCAGTTCGCAGGATCAGTACCACCACTGCTATCTTCTATGATTGATTATAGTAAGATAGATAAGTATAAAGAATTGGAAGACGTAAAAAAGGAATTGGAAGCATACAAAGTTATATTTGCTACTGTTCCACGGCTTACAGGTAATAAAACCGGAAATAAATCAGATGATTTCGCTATTTCTGCATCAGAATTAGGTAAATTTGTAGCGGCTGTCAAAGAGACTCTTGGATGTAAAATTGATTTTAAGGCTGCTCCGCTTGAAGATTTTAAAGCATTTGATTTCTCTCCGTCTGCCAATGAAGCAAATTTATTAGAGACAGAATTAAGAAATATCATGTTACAGTCTGGCACAACAGACGCATTAAGCATGACATCAACAGTAAATATGGCTTCTGCTGGTATCTATAAATTATTCAATTCTGCAAACATATCTGATGTATATGGACAGTTCTCTAACTTTTGTGAATACCACATTAATAAGAAATGTAAGAAATATAAGTGGAAAATACAGTTTGAAGGAACGATTTTTGACCGTGAAGACAGAGTAAAACAATCTAACACTGATATGCAGAATGGATTGATTACCCCTCGTATATTTACATCAAGGGGAATTCAGATAACAGATGCCCAGAATATGACAAATATGATGTATGCTATGGGATTTCCTGATAATCTGCGCCCTGTACAGACAGCATCTACCTTGTCAAAAGCTGACAAAAAAAATAGCGGCGGACGAAATCAGAAAGATGAATCTGAATTGTCTGATGCAGGTGCAGCTACAAGAAATGCAAATGTAAATGAAAATACAAAAGGAACGGAGGTCAAAGAGGAATAATGTTTGTAAGAAACTTCTCTTCTATTCCGTCAAATTCAATTGTATTAGTTGATGCTGATGCAAAAAAATATTTAGAATCTATCGGGTTTTGTGTGTTATCAAGTAAAAATGGTAAATTTGCATTTACAAAATCAGAAGATCTGTTTAATAAACTATCATTGTGGGAAGGAGGTAAGGCTGGTGGATAAAAAGCTAATCTCCTTTTCAATTGACGAAATAGAAACAGTTAAAACATTGGAAGAAATAAACGACTCCCAATTTACAAAAATTCGATTACGTGCTTTTAGTGATGGTGTCACTCGTCATGGCTATGGGTTTTCATTAGATGCTATTAAAGAATCTGCTTTCACCATATTAGGTAAACCTATTTTATTCAAATATGATATGTGGACTGATGACGCAAGTTCTCATGAACCAGAAGAAGTTCAGTGTGGCTTTGTCCCAAAAGATGAAAAAGATGCAGATATCCAATTTGAATATGATGAAGATCTAAATAAGACATTTCTAACAGTAAATGCTTATCTATGGAATGTATATCAGGAAGATCTTATTCGGATATTACAGCGTGATGATGGATATAAGAATGTATCAGTTGAAATGTGGCTGATTGAATATGACGAAAGCACAACAGAAGAAAAAGGTTATATTACAGTTAATCAATTTGTGTATAACGGCATAACCATACTTGGTTCTTCTGTTACAGAGGCATGTGAGGGTGCTGATATGCAGGTCGTGAAATTTTCATATGACGATTACCAAAAAGCACAGCTTCAATTTGAAGCACGACTAAATAACTCAATTAATCAGGAATCCGATGAGGATTCTTTTTTAATACAAAAAAATAGTGAAAATAAGGAGGAAACTATGGCAAAAGAAGTAACTAACGCTGCTACGGAAACTCCAGAGGTATTAGAGAATGGTACAAAATACACTACAACAAATGTAGGCGTTTCTGAGTATACAGATACTTATGATGACAATGGCAATTTTGTTGAAAGTACAAGTGAGTATCATTCCAGATCTGAAACTACTGTTGAACACACAGACGATACCCCAAAGGAAGTAGATAATGCAGCATCCGCAGATAAAAAGAATGAAGAGGTTGACAACGCTGTTTCTGAAAATAATTCCTGTGAAACTGTAGAGGAAAAATGCAGTGCATTGGAAGTCAAATGTTCTGTTCTCGAAGCGGAATTGACTACTCTGAAAAACAACTATTCTGCTCTTGAATTGAAATGTACGTCTTTAGAACAGTATAAGACCAATAAGGAAAATGAAGAGAAAACTGTTGCTATTGAATGTGCGTTAAATGATGTGGCTGATATTTTGTCTGCCAAAGAAATTGAACAGTGGCGTGAGAAATCTCTTACGTGTTCCAGTGTTGATGGTTTCAAAAATGAATTAAAGGCATTTGCTTTTGATGTTCAGAAAAAGAATGGCGTTAAGCCTGTAGAGACTTTAAGAAATTCTATCCCAGTAGTTCAGGAAGATGAATCTACGAATGTTTGGGATAGATTAGCAAAAACAGTTTAAGGAGGGCTATCTAAATGGCTGAAACAAAAAATGTATATATTTTACGTGATGTGTCTGCTGACAAGGTAAGAACTGGCAAGGCAGAAATTGAATTGAGAAATGGAGATATTGTTGCAATTGGTACAAAGGCAGATGGAGTCTATACGTTGACTGCCCCTACTGCTGATACTAAAAGATTTGGCATCGTTTATAACGCTGATGTGGTTACTGAAGCTGGTAAGTATAGAGGTCTGTCTGACGATCCCAGAGATGTCGTATTTAAAGCAGGTACAGTTGTAAACTTTTATATTCCTAAACAGGAAGATGAGGTTGCAATTACTGTTGCTGAAGGATTTGACACAAAAACTTCTAAGGTATTAGTTCCTACTGTTGGTAAAACTGGATATACCGCAAAGGTATCTGCTGCTGCAACTGATCATCTTGTATACGAAATTACTCATGAGAGTTTTGTTTCTATTGGAAATGAACGAGTAAGCACTATTGAAGCTGTATGCACATTAGCATAATTAAAGGAGGATATACATAATGGCATTTAAGACTGTTACTTTCTCCCAGGATGGAGAAAAAAATTTAATTCCTGCATGGAAGGATTATGTGAATAACTATAGAGCAGTTAATTTTTCTGTAAAGAAAAGTTATGATGCCAGCAAAACTTTAGATGAAAAAGAAGTACTGGTAAATGCTGCTATTGATAGAGAGATTGCAAATCTTATGAAGGTTGATTGCTCTTTCTTGGATAAAGAAGCATATGCGACCAATCCTACTTATCAGTGGGCAAAATTTGCAGTTATCAATAAACTTGTCGATATGATTATTCCTGATGTTGTTAAAGAAGATTATATGCAGGTTGCAAATACACAGACTATCGGTTATGGCGATTCTGCTGTTTTTGATATAAAGTCTGGTGATTTGTTTACTGTTGTTGAGAATGGTAATTCTCGTAGGCATGTAGAAGCTCAGAGACAGTTTACTGGTCAGAAAGCACTCGTTCCTACTAATCATACGGTTACAACCGAGGTAGATCTTTATCGTGTATTAGCTGGTAAAGAGAATCATGCAGAATACGCAATGAAGGTTGTTTTGTCTATTGAATCTGAAATTGCAATTGATATTATGGCTGCTGTTAAGGATAGTTTTAATACACTTACTGCTAACTTCAAAGAAAATGCTTATAGTGAGACTGCGTTTAAGAAACTTGCGGCAAGAGTTGGTGCAGCCAATGGCGGTGCAAAGGCAGTTGCTATTGGTACTGAACTTGGTCTGGGTACAATTATGCCTACCAATGATTATCTGAAGATGGGTCTTGGAGAAACATATTCTAAGATTGGTTATCTGCCAGTATTTAAGAATGTTCCTCTTATCGCTCTTGCTCAGAAAATTGATTGGAGTTCTGCTGATTATGACTTTGCATTAGATGATTCTTACATCTACATGATTTCTCCTCAGACACAGAAACTTGTACAGGTCGTATTTGAGGGTGGTTCCCTTGCTATTGCTGATGGTCAGTTTGCGAATAGCAATCTTACGCAGAAGGTTTCTTTGCATAAGAGATGGGTTGTTGGACTCATTACAAATAGCAAATATGGCATCATGAAAACTACTGTCTAATATATAAACTTTAACAGAGTCATCTTTTATTAGATGGCTCTGTTTTAAATGGAAAAATGGAGGAAATAAAAATGGCTGGATTGACAAAGGAAGAAAGAGCCAAAAGGGAAGCCGCTGAAAAGGAACGTCTCAGAAAAGAAATCGAAGAACAGGTTCGTTCTGAAATGTCATCTTCTGCAAATACAGCAAATGATGATTCACTAAAAAAAGAAAATGAAGAACTGAAAAAACAGCTTGCAGAAATGGTGAATATGATTAAAGATTTACAAGCAAGTAAATCTGAACCAGAAAATGTGACTATTGAAAATAGAGACATAGCTAAATCAGAAAATATTGAAGATGTAGAGATGAACGCAAGAATTTTAGTCACTTCAATTACAACTGGTGGTGTAAATCTTAAAACTTCAAATGATGGTTCCGCAAGACATTTCAGATTTGAAAAACTTGGTCAGACAATTCCAATTATATATGAACATTTAATTAACTGCATCAATACTGATAGGTGGCTATTTGAGGATGGACTAATCTATATCAGCGATCCAAATGTTATCAGAGAGCAATGTTTGGAAGATTCATATAAGAAGTTCCTTACACCTGATACAATCGAAAATATTTTGGACTTTGATATGAATGTAATTATGGAGATGATTACCTCTACAACTCCTGCTATTCAGGAAACTATCATAGACCTTGTTGTTGATAAGTTAAATCATGGCGGTTCTATTGATATGAATAAGGTAAATGCTATCGGAACTGCATGTAATGTAAATATTATGGAACTTGCAAGTAAATTGAAATAACGGAGGTGTCTATGGTTACAACATACTCCGATGTTTACGAATTAGTTCTTTCTTTGATTAGTTCGTATAAGATTGATGATATATATGTGAAAGATGGTGAGGATGGCATAGAGATTTTCTTTATGCCTTATTTAAAAATAGCTGCTGGGGAATTAGAAAATAGTGCTGGTATAGATATATCAGATAGGGATGACATTTTACGTCAGTTTAATATTAAACTTTCTGACGGGAAACAGCTTATTATTGCAAAGTATATTATGATTGGATATTTATCAAAAGAAACCCATGATATTATGCAGATGCAGTTACATCTACAAGATGGAGATTTTAAAACATATGCAGAGAAAAACAATCTGGAAGGCAAGTTAAATGCTTTATATTTATTAAAAGAAGAAGTTGGATATGATGTAAAGCGTTCAGGATATAATGGGTTTAAGTGGTAATGAATACGATTTATCAAACAATAATACCAAACAAATTGACTTGTGATTATCTTGACTTTTTAATAAATAAAGTATTTGCATTACTTCCAATGTTTGAAGAGTCTGCAATTTCAGAAGAAAAGAAAAATTCCCACACTATATATCAACGAAACTTAATACAAACGATTAATGGAAATACAGAGTTAATCAAATATGATAATTATATTGTTGTAGATATATTATCACACTTGCAGTCTTTATTTGAGATATCTGACCATGATGATTACAAAAGACATATTCTGAAAGTTTGTAACCTGTTATCAGAATTGAAGAAGGAGGTCGCTGGCAATGGCATATGAGTCATATAAAATATCACTCCCCCCTTCTACTTCTGTGCGAAATAGGATGTTAAGCGAAAAAGAACGTCAAATAAGATTTCTATATGATCAGGCAATAGACAGAGAAGAAGATACATTTCTTAATGGAAAACCTTTTACAGAAAGTCCTAGAATTTTTGATAGGAAGTTTGTTGATACAATTCATCACAAAATCACTGTGGAAACTATTCTTGATAAAGATTGGATTGAGTGTGGTGATTATTTAGAATATGAAGGTATGGTTTGGCTATGTATGAATTCATATTCTTTCCACAAATTGTATTGTCATGCCACATTTATGAGTTGTGACTGGAAAATATATTGGATAAATGAAAATGGTAAATTAAAGAGCCAGTATGTTATTGACCAGAATAGCACCCAGTACAACAGCGGTGAAACAAGTAATTCGACAATGGCACTTGGTTCTGCACAGCATATGTTAAAAATGCAGTGTAATGATGACACGATTATATTGGATTCCCCAATGCGGTTTGCAATAGATAAAAATATCAAAAAGCCTACCTGTTATAAAGTTACGCAGAATGACAATACTGCTTATAACTATGGTAAAGGACTTTGTTGTGTTACTGTTACGGAAACACCGTTAAATACTGAATCAGATAAACTTATTACTTTGGATGATGGTACGCAGGTTTGGATATGTGATTATGTTGAAGTAACTCCTCTCCCACCCACTCCACAGCCACCCAATGAAACGACAGATTTAAGGTGTATGATTTCTGGGAATACAAATCTGAAAAATGGATACTATCGTAAATTTACCGTAACTTTTACGGATAAAGATGGAAATGATGTTGACTGGCAAACAGTAAATTATCAATGGAAAGTGGTTTCTGGTTTTGAAGTTAAGAAAACTATTAGCGATAACAAAATAACCGTTTCTGTTAATGATGAGAACCTTATTGGACGTTCTTTTTTTATACAGATTCTTATTGATAAAACTATATTATCTGAAATAGAAATAAGCATTGTTGAGTAAGGGGGTAAAATGTCAAATTTATATACTGCTTCCAATTATAAAAATACAATAATAAATCTTCTCTTAAAAAACAGTGACTTCATCGCACTTATGAATCCACCTAAATCTCCTCACAAAAATATATCTACTGAAGATATGCTGCTTGGCGGAGTTTGGTTTTTAAATGGGAAAAAGTATGAAGAACAGGGTCAGATTTTTGATCACAACTTTGTTGACGAAACAACAACAGAGCAAAAAACTTTTGTATTTGTCGAAACTGATATAGATTCAATTTATCAAGAAAATTTGTTTATAGATTTTAATCTTTATGTATGTGTATTCACATCTAAAACTCTTGTAAGAATTACAGATGATACAATTCCATCAATAAATGATGTTGAAATAATGGGATATAATTGTGGGCATTATGGAAATCGTGTAGATATATTGTGCGATGTTGTTGATAGGATTTTGAATGGTAATAAGAAGATAAAAGGGATTGGTGATGTGAAACCAGCACGAAAAGGGTTTTGCACAATATATTCACCTAACAATAAATATTATGGTAAATGTCTCAAATATAACATCAGCAACCTAAATGAATTGGAGGATACATGTGAATATTAGTAAGGAGTCCCTATTCTCATTTCTCATTTATAATAAACCTATCCAATATAGTGAACATATAACATTGTTACCTGTAACAATGAATGATGTTGTATTATTTCAAACACTATCAAATTCTATTATATTAAGAAAAAATAGTATATTTCATGAAAAAGCAATTATAAAAATGACATATTTGGATTTTCTAATTTATTGTTTTGGGAATGAAGAACTGGAAAACCAATACAAGATACCTAGGCTATCTCAATACTTGCTATACGCTCTACAATTACTAAAATTATGTTGCGCAGATTCAGAGATTACTATAAGTCAAAGCAATACGCAATTTTGTATTAATGGGCAATTTATAGACTCACAAACATTTGATGACTTACGGCGAATTATTATCATTCAAAATGATATTGATTTTGATATAGACGAATTTTTGAATCATGATACTGAGAAGCGACTTTTAAAAGCAGCGAGAGATCAAAATAAAAATCAAAGCAAATCCAATATTGAAGATTACATAGACTCTCTTGTTATTGCCATGAATACAACAGAAGAACATATAATGAATATGACTATTCGTAAATTTTGGAGATATATCAAAAGGTATCAACTGCATGAAAATTATACTATTCTAAAATCAGGTGAATACAGCGGTATGGTTACATTTAAAGAACCAATTCAGCATTGGATGGTTTCTCTTGATGAGGAAGATAAATATAAACATCTTAAAGCAGACGAAAATGAATTAAGAGGTAAAATCGGTTGATTCCCTCTTTTTTTATTGATAAAAAACTAATTTGAAAGGAAAAGGAAATATGGCTACAAAAAGCACAAAAAACGCAAAAGATTTTTTAGTTAGTACAGCTGATTTTGCCGCATACCACAATGGTGTTTTGGCTTGTACAGGTACAACTAACCTCAACACTTCTATTGAAGTGTCTATGCAGGAACAAAATGTCAATGCGGGTAAAGGCAATCAATTGATTTATTCTTATAAGTACGGAAGGGAACTGGCTGTAAACCTTGAAGCAGCAAACTGGGATATCCGTTACATTGCAATGCAGACTGGATCCCAGATCACAGAAGGCTTGGATGAAGTTTACAAGCTTGGAAAATGTATTCAAATCACAGATGGGATTGGTGTACTGGATACAGTTCCTATTGGAGATGTGGCAGTAGAGCTATCTAATGGGCTTATCATTACTGTTACTCCTGAGGACACAACAATCGATCTCACTAAATATGGAGTCCAAAACGAATCCGTAAAAGCGACATATAGATATAGCAGAATTGCAAAATCTTTGGTTATTGATTCCGAAACTTCTCCATTTGTTTATGAACTTGTTTTAAGTGCAGATAAACATAATAATAAGCTTGGTAAGGTTGGAACTGTACAAGTAATAATCCCCTCTTATCAGCCTAGTGGTAACTTTACAATGAATTTCACGCCAGATGGGGTTAGTTCTACTACTGTAGAAGGCAAAGCATTGGCCGTAGAGGGTGAAAAGTGCTCTGATGGATCAGCAGTATATGCTTATGTAAAAGAATTTGACGAAACCGAAAAGGCAATGACTGTAACAGAAATCGCTGCTATTCCTGCAACCCTTAATCTAATCTCCACTGATGAACACAATAAAACCGCTAAAATTTCTGTTATTGGATTAAAAGGTGCTCTATACTCTCCCATCCAGTTGGAAAATACGGACTGTGAATTTGTTAGTGACACTCCCGAAGCGGTCACTGTGGACACAGAAGGTGTTGTAACCGCTGTTGCTGCCGGTTCTGCAAAAGTCATCGTTGCATATGGTGGGGTATCTGACGAAATTGATGTCGTTGTAAACTAATTTAAACTGTGGGGTTGTGAAAGCATGAGTTCACAACCTCTTCTACGGAGGTATCAATGGAAGAAAAAAACGTCACTGTAGAAACTGCAACAGCTGAAGATGCAAGTTATGAAAAAGAATCTAAAGTCCACTCCAAAAAACAAAAATATGAATTCTGTGAGAAAGAATGCAAAGTGTTGCGCTATGACAAACATACCAAAGCACTTGACATTATGTTTGATAAGTATGGTATTCGGATAAAAAATGTAGAAGCGTTTTGTGGTACATATATAACAGTAAAATATAAAGGAGAAATCGGAAAGCCGAATTTCAAAGTTCTCCTATAGGTGAGTGATGAAATGTGTAAAAATGCTTATGAACAACTATCAGAACGTACAAAAAAAATAATGATCTTCTGCAGACTGATGGGCGATGAAGGGACTTTAAACCAATTATGTATAAGCCAGAAATTCTGTCGTGATAAGGACAGATATGTTGAAATAGACCAAAAGAAAGATTGTAAGTATTATGAGTGAAAATAGATTAGCGTATGCGAATGGGTAAGGTATAAGCTAATCTATTTAGTTTTATATCTTACCCATTTTTTACGAGTGAGGTGATAATAATAATCAAGGTTGATAGAGAATATAACTGCGTTTGGTATGAGGAATTTGATTATCTTATAAAGCACGGCTTAAGATATACTTTTGTAAAAACTATAAATAATGTTACAACATGGAAATTTAAAAAGACAGAACAACTATTTCTTTCATTAGCTGATTTCTATAGTAATGTATACAGCTGATAAAGACTAATAAATCAACAATTTTATGGTTTTAAATTATTCTAGAATCAGAAATATCTGGTTCTTTTTTTATTTCAATGTATATGAAAGGAAACAAAAAAATGGGATACACGAACAGCACTCTTGTAAGTTTTATTAAAATCAGCCCAAATAAAACATCACCAAGAAATCACAAGATTGATACTATTACTATTCATTGCATGGCAGGAAACTTATCTGTTGAAACATGCGGGAACGTGTTTGCTCCAACTTCCAGAAAAGCATCATCCAATTATGGTATAGGAAGTGATGGAAGAATTGCCTTATATGTTGACGAAAAAGACCGTTCCTGGTGTTCGTCCAATGCCGCAAATGATAATAGAGCAATTACAATTGAAGTGGCAAATGATGGCGGCGCACCTGATTGGCACATATCAGATAAAGCATTGAACTCTCTTATCGCATTGGTAACTGATATTTGTAAAAGAAATAATATAAAAGAGTTAAAGTGGAAAGCCGATAAGTCACTAATTGGACAAGTTAACAAGCAAAACATGACTGTACATCGTTGGTTTGCAGCAAAGGCATGTCCAGGAGATTATTTATACAATAAACATTTCTATATTGCGGAAGAAGTTAATAAAGGGTTAGGCACAATGTCCTCTTCTGTCTCTGGTCCTGTTACACCGCAGCCTCTAAATGAATTGTACCGTGTGCGAAAGTCCTGGAATGACGCTTCTAGTCAGCTCGGTGCATATTCTTCTTTGGATAATGCGAAAGCTGTGTGTAAAAATGGATACTATGTTTTTGACATTAAAGGTAATATCATTTATCCTAAGAAAAATTCAGGAATTTCATCCTCACCAACTTCTTCATATCTTCATAAAGATTTTATCCAGGATATTCAAATGGCTATTGGAGCAAAAGTGGATGGGATTGCAGGAAATGAAACATTGTCCAAAACCATAACTGTTTCCATATCTAAAAATAATCGACATGCGGTTATTAGACCAATACAAAAATATCTTAATTCTATCGGATTCAATTGTGGTGCAGTTGATGGTATTGCCGGAGTTAAATTTGATTCTGCTGTAAAGGCGTTTCAGAAAGACAATGGTTGCGTTTCGGATGGGGAAATTACAAAATGCAATAAAACGTGGCGTTGCTTACTTGGTATGATTTAATGCGTATTGTAGATATTTATAGTTTGCCACTTACTCAAAATAGACATGTTAGATGGAATGAATGTGTCGGTTTACATTCAAATTATATTTATGATAATATGTTAAGATAAATAAAGCTTAACAGGCCGCACAGAGGATACTAAAAGAAAAGAAGAATCTCTAGAATTATGTTTTAGAGATTCTTTTTTTATTATAGGGAGTTAAAATTGAAAAGAAAAATTGAAACAAGCAAAAAAATTTTGGCAGTCAGTTATGTCTTAGCTATTATTCTTACGGTCATTGTTGTAATTTGCACTTTCGCAAATATTGAATGTGGATATATTACAACTTTGGCTGGTACTGCATGGTTGGAAGTATCGGCTTCCAATGTGTTTTACTATACAATGTGTAAAAGATTAAACGTTCCAAAAGTCGTGATGGGAATTTATGGAGATCTTCCATCAGAATTAAAAGAACAGGTTGACATTAATAATTTAATATCTAATTTAATGAACTAGGGAGGAAAATAATATATGACAACTACTATGTTTTTAATTTTGCTATCTGGATTTTCTGTAATAAGTAGCCTTGTTACTGAGGGTATTAAAAATATCGCAACAGATAAGGTAAATTTATCTTACAATATCGTTGCATTGATCACAGCTCTCATTGTAGGCGGGTGTGGTACTGCAATTTATTATCAGCTAAATTCAATCCCTTTTATAGTAAATAACATTATTTATATGTTACTGATGGGACTGGCAAGTGGATTGGTGAGCATGGTGGGATTCGATAAGGTGAAGCAAACTATAGAACAATTTATTAATAAGAATAAGGGGTAACAATGGAAATAAATGAATGAGATTATTGAATTGACAAAAATAAATTTTTCGTATGTTCTTATTTCTGTCTTTTTCATTCTTATTGGAATCAAAGCGGTTGTTTCTATATTCGAGTGGGTTATTGATAAATTGGGACTAGAAACAAAATGGATGAGGCAAAAAAGGGAAGAACATGATTTAATTATGCAAACTTCCCAAAATCTTGCGGATTTAAAAAAACAGCATAACCATGATGTTGAAGAGTCCAATATTCACGATGAGGATATTAAAGAGGAATTATTTGTGTTTATGTCAGAAATTAAATCTTCTGTTTCAGAAACTCAATCTGAAATAAAACAGTTTGCACAGAATCGGATCAATGACAGACAACAATCTTTAGAAATCCAAAAGGAATTAACGGATTCAATAAAGAGTATTGTTGAATATAATTCCAACAAGGATAAACAAATTAATAATTTAATGGCTGCTCAGAGAGAAGTTTTAGCAGATAAAATCAATGAAAAATACAAATATTATATTTCTATTAAAGGAATTCCAGAAGATGAAGTAGATGAGTTCACTAATTTGCATACAGCTTATAAAGGTGTAGATGGTAATCATAGCGGAGATGCTAAGTATGAGTATTGTATGAACCACCTTGAAGTGATCCCTGTAAAAACAAAATTATTAATGGATCCTGATAAATAACGACTAAAAGGCGATTTCATTGTGGAATCGCTTTTTCTGTTTACAGGTAGTATAAAATGTCTTTGTCTATTAAATTCCAGCTAGTAGGCAAAGGTATTTTATACTGAAGGGTAGTATATGGCTGAACTGCTACTCTTCTGCCCTTTAAAAGATTCGAGGTGATTACAAATAAAATTAATAATAGATACAAATATTGTAGATAGATATAATCAGTATTATTTTTCTCAACATCCAAAGGCTAAAAAGATTCAAATAGAACATCCCTATCATCCATCACTAAATATCTGGAGCATCAAACCACGCATTCAAATGAATGCCCTGAAACAGTCTTGGAAAAACTTTATAATTTGGCTTATAAAAGATTTGGGTTATGAAAACTTGTATCTGGACAATGTAAGCATTACTTATGATATATACCATCCAACAAAACGTAGAACAGATCCCGATAACTATACTCCAAAATTTATCCATGATGGCTTTGTGGAGTCTGGTTTCTTAGTAGATGACGATAGGGATCATTTACACAGTTTGACTATAAGGTGCCATGTGGATAAGGATAATCCAAGAACTGAAATAGAAATACTTTGAAAAAAACGAGGAGAATGCAATTTTGGAAATCAAATTAAAAGTCAATGAAGTGTTAGGACTCAATAGTACACTAAAATCTATTATTGATAATGATAAAGTCAAAATAAATGTTCTTTTGAAATTTAAACTGCTGGGAATAATGCGATCTATTGAATCCCACATTACAAATTTTGAAATCGTCAAAAATGAGAAAGTTATAGAATACGGTGAAGAGACTGAAAATGGTGTTTACCAAATTTCAAAAGATAAACCAGAAACCATAGAAAATTTTAAAAAAGATATTGAACAAGTGTTAAATAGTGAAGTTACTATTAATATTAATATGTTAAAGCCAGACGAAGTATTTGACCAAGGATTAACATCTGAATATTTAATGGGGTTGTATCCTATAATTGGAGAATAAAGATTGTAAAAAGGAGAAAATAAATATGTTTACATATCTGAAAATGAAAAGAAACGAATGGAAAGTCAAAGCAATACTCTATGGTGCTATTGATGCCCTGATTAATAATCAAAAAGAATTGCTAGTGTTGTTGCGGGAAATGTATACTGCCTTGAAAGATGTCCCTGCTGAGGAACTGCAAAGAGAGTTTGTAAATAAATTAGCAGAAATCATTCACGAAGAGAATATTGATAAGAACGATTAAATGTCTCTTTCATTGGCAAGAATTCATTACTTTAGGAAGTTATATAACATTATTATACGAAATATGTAGATTTATCTGTTAATTTGCGTTATAATCTTACATGGTGTGTTCAAATTATGACATATAATTTATTATAAAAGAGGTATAATTATGAGTAACCATGAGAAGACTTTTGGCAGCGGATTTATCTGGCTATTATCAAGTATTTTTTTAGTTATTTTACCCACTTTATTTTCTTACATATTTAGATGTATTTCTGAAGAAAAATTTATTGATATTTCAGAATTTTATGATAGTATTTTACTAATTATTTTTTCTGTTTCATGTAGTTTAGCAGCTATATGTTTTGATATTAAATCTAAACTTATAAAGAAAATATTTAAACAATTTGTTGCCATTTTATCATCATTTTTTGCTATTTTTTATGGATTATTTTATTTTTATTTATATGGTATGAGTAATCCAACTAAGAATAATATTATTTTATATGTTTCTTTATTTTTAATATTGTTATTTGGTTTTTTGGGCTTCATTATTGCAAATCAACACAATCAATATGATGAATATATTGAAAAGGCTCAAAATGACATTATTAATAAAACAAATCCATAACATACATTTTAATCAAATTGAAGGAATAATTTATATGAAAATAGTGACTCCAGCAAAAATTATAGTTAAATTTATATTGTTGATAACTTTATTAACAGTTATTGTTGTAATAGCTGCATTTATAAAACGTGACAAAAACAGGGAAGAATATAGTATTGCTATAGAACATTTAAATAACAAAGAATATGAAAATGCAATATATTCATTTAACAAATTAAATGGGTATAAAGATAGTGATTATAAAATATTGGAAACTAAATATAATCTTGCAATTCAATATTATAATGATGAAGAATATACAAAGGCAAAAGAATTATTTCTGGAATTAGTTGATTTTTTTGATAGTAAAATATATTTAGCAAAAATTGATGCAAAAATAAATGAACCTGATATTTCTAAAGAGTCTATATATCAAAACGCAATTTCGTTTTATGAAAATGAAAATTATCAAGAAGCATTTGATTTATTTAAAACAATTACTGATTATAAAGACAGCAATGAATTTATTTCAGATTGTCAAGCAAGATTTCAACGTATTTATAATAGCCATCATATTGCTGCTGGTATCAGAAATTCTGTTGTTATAACAAAAGATGGGACTTTAATTGCATCTGGAAAAAATAGTTTTAAGCAATTAAATATTGATGACTGGAAAAATATTGTTTCAGTAGATATGTATGGCACTCTTACAATCGGTTTACAAGAAAATGGTGTTGCAAAAATAGTTGGAACTGTTAACAATCAAGAAATATATGATTCAGAAATTTGGAATAATTTGGTTGATATTGCCGCTGGAGAACAATTTGTTGTTGGACTAAAGTTCGATGGTACAGTTATCGCCGTAGGACATAATGGAGATGGGCAAATTAATGTTGAAAATTGGAATAATGTAATTGATGTTGATGCTGGCTCTAGGTTTACTGTTGCATTAACAGAAAACAAAGAATTACTATTCACAGGTTATTGTAATAATCAAATCAAAGATTTTGAAGACCATAAAGATGAATGGGAAGATGTAATCAGCATTTCTGCTAATGGTGGCGAAAAGGGTGGTATAGGAAAAGGACACACTGTTGGCCTAACATCTGGTGGTACATTAGTTGCAGTTGGTGACAATACTTATGGACAATGTGATTTCAGTGATACAGAAAAGTGGTCAGGTATTATAAAAGTTGCAACTGGAGATTGGTATACTGTTGGTTTAAAATCTGATGGCACTGTTGTGATGACTGGTAATAATTTTGAAAATTACAAATACATAGATGAAGGAATTTTAGACCAATATGATAACATTGTAGATATAGCAGCTGGATATGGTCAAACATTATTATTAACTGAAGATGGAGAAATTATATGTTTTGGACTTAATGATGACGGAAAACGTGATGATATCAATGGTTGTAAAGGAATAATGTTACCAAAAGATTAAAATATTATATCTTAGAATTAACCATTACTCTCTCACTAACATGTGAGGAGTATTTTGTGTAAAGGATAAAAACATATGGCGCAAGTTATAAAAAATCTAGGTCAATTTGCGAAAGCATTAGAACCCAAAATCATTGCAATTCTTGAAGCGGTTGCCGAAGATACAAAACGAGAAATAGATGATTATTTACAGGCTTATTACGATGAGTATGATCCTCTTCTCGGAGGATTGTTAGGAAGATTCTTTTATCAAAGAACTTATCAATTAAGAGATTGTTGCAAAATAGGAAAACCCCAAATTATTAATGGAAAAATCAGCATAGAAGTTTATTTAGACATCGACTCATTGCATTATGATACAAAAGGTGCTGATGCTTTTAAGACCGTTGTTGCTGCCAATAGCGGTCTCCACGGTGGCTGGGATGTTGCAAATTTACAAAGTGGTCAAGTATCATGGGAATCAATTAGTGGAAATACTGGTGAAAGTTTTGGTTCAGGCACTCAGATATGGGAAGAACCAATACGAGAACTTATTGATAATGGAAAACTTGTAACAATATTTAAAAAACACGCAAAAGCACGGGGATTAAATTTGAAATAACTTTTAATACATTCTGCTCTCCTTCTCAAAGGGGAGTATTTTTATGCGTATTTTTAGAGAAGGAGGAAACTTAAAATTGGACAATAACGATTTTATACTTAAAATAGTTGCAGAATTAGAGCAAAAAGGTATAAAAACTGGTTTTGATAAATTGAAAAAGGAACTTGAAAAAGATCCTGCAAAAATTGATGTTATTTTAGATACTTCTGGTACTGTTGGTAAAACAAAAGGCAGTATTAAAAAACTTGCCGCTGAGTTACACAATGAATTATCTGTTGAAATCAGTAAACTTCAAAAGCAAGGACAAGATATAAACTTTGATTTGTCTGTTGGTGATGTAGAAGAAGTAATCCAGAATGTTATTAATCACACAAAGAAACTTGGAGAAAGTTTTGATGTTGCGTCAGACAAAGCACAAAAATTCTTAGCAAAATTTAATAAGAAGTCTGGCGGTGTACTTATTAATTCAGACGAATTTAAGGCTGTTCAAGAAGCAATCAATGGCTTGGGGAATACCCATACTATTGAAGATTTAAATAAAGCAATGAACACGCTAGAAGTTACATATGATAATATGTCTTCTAAACTTCGTAATTCTGGAAAATCTCTTAATCCATTTATCAACGCTAAAAATGAAATGGCCACGATGGATAAAACCATTGAAGGAATTTCTTTAGAATTTGATAAGTTATCATCTAAACCAGATGATGTTGCAAATGCCATTAAGGAATTATCTGTTCAACAGAATAAAGTAAATAATTTTGCTGTTGGTACGATGGAGTGGGCTGATGCATATGGTCATTTGCAAGAAATGATCAGAAATGTAACCAAAGATATTAGCAATCTTCAAAAGGCGCAGTCTTCTAAATCGCTACAGCCAAGAATAGATGAAATTCAACTTTCAATGACAAACAAATCAGAGCCAAAAGATAATTACAATCTGCAAATTGAAAAACAAATTGCACAACTTAAATCTTTAGGATTAACTGATGATGAAGTAACTGCAAAAACAAAAGTATTGACAGATGCACACGCAGAGCTAAAACAAGTTATTGAAAGTACAAATTATAATTCTGTCAACGATAAAAACCAAGCAATTTTATCTGCGAACGAGAAAAGAGCTACTGCCCTTAACCAGGTGAAAAATGCTTATGAACAGGCAAAAATTTCTTATGATAAATATATGCAGCCTGTTTCAAATGAAAAGGCAACCTCACTAATTAATAGGATAAATAGCTTTTTAACAAAAAACACAAAGATTACCAATGATGCAAAAGTAGCATTACAAGGATATGCTGATGAATTAAGTAAAGGTGTTAATCTTAGCAGATGGAATGAGATTAATGGAGTACTTAAAAAGACTGAAAATTCTATGCGTGGACTTGGTCGTCTTGGTGCGTCTTTGAAAGACCAAATGTCACAAGCTGCACAAAGCTTTACACAATGGTTATCTGTAAGTTCTGCGGTTATGCTTGGCGTATCTAAGATAAAAGAAGCAATATCGGAGTTAATTGAACTTGATAGCATTCTTACTGAAATTAGTAAAACGTCTGATTTAACAAACCAACAGCTAAGAGAGTTAGGAAATACTGCTTTTGATTCAGCGTCAAAGTATGGTAGGTCTGCGGCAGATTATTTGACTGGTGTCCAGGAAATGTATCGTGCTGGCTTCAAAAATGCCGAAGAAATGGCTGAGTTATCTCTATTAGCGCAAGCCGCTGGTGATATGGAATCTAATTCTGCAAATGACTATTTAATGGCAACAAATGCTGCTTATAATTATAAAGGCAGTGTTGAAGAATTAAATAAAGTGTTAGATTCTCAGAACTATATAACAAATAATGCTGCTGTCAGTATGCAGGATATGGCAGATGCTACATCTGAGGCCGCTTCTATTGCTTCCCAATATGGGGTTGAAATTGATGAATTATCAGCACTAATTGCTGTTGCAACATCAAAGACAAGAGAATCAGGATCAGAAGTCGGTACTGCACTAAAAAGTATTTTTGTTACCTTGCAGGATACAACAAGCAAGCCTGTTGTTGACGCATTTGAATCTGTCGGAATCTCAATGACAAAAATTGTAGACGGGTCAGAACGTTTAAAAACACCTATTGAATTACTAAAGGAATTATCCGCTGTTTTTAATAGCCTTCCAGAAGGTGATATAAAGCGTGCAAATATCCTTACAGATATTGGGAAAAAATATCATGCCAATACACTATCTGCTATCTTATCAGATTGGGAATCTTATGAGTCTATGCTAGATTTGTATTCTCAAGGGATGGGTAGTGCTGCTGAAGAGGCAGAAAAAAGTGCTAATAATATCGAAGGAAGTTTAAATAGATTAAGTAATACATGGACTGATACAGTTGACAATGTTATTAATTCGGATACTATACTTACTATTGTAAAATCGCTAAATGGATTGCTTTCTGTTATAAATAAAGTTACAGATAAAATTGGTTCATTAGGAACCATTGGACTCGGCACCGGATTATTTGCCGGGATCAAAAACGTCGGCAGCCCTAAAATGTTTGGGTTCTCTTTTGTTTAAGAATATACCGACAGTATGTTAGTTCTGATGGATACATCAGTTTAGGGCATACGGTCTATGAGATACATAGATTTAAATGAACAGGCAATATGCTGGGAAAACGGTAAACCTCACACTACTCTCCTATCTTGGTAACAGGATAGACTATAGTAACAATGTGTGAACTCCGTGGGTCAGCAGGGACAGGACTCTAGCAGTCAAGCCCTCACTGTAGCGACAACCCTGAGTAAAAGTAAGATGAAACGCTGCTTTTATAATATGCGCTCGATACTAGCCGTTGTTTGACGGTAAAATCAATCAAGGATTTCTCCTAGCCGTATGTGGAAGAAACGGAGAAATATAGACTGACAAGGTTTAGCTATATACAGGCGTAATTGTATATAGCTGTAAAATACAGTCCGACCCTCACGAAAGTGAGCTAATAATCTATTTTTTACTTATTTATATGCAAAACAAAAACGACTACAAGCTTATAGAATTAATATTACGGAGGTGCTATAATAGATGCAAATATTTATGGGAGACATACTAAAGATGAAACTATACAATGTATACCGTATTTGCAAAAAGTATATTAATTTCTTTGAAATTATTCAAATTATGGAAAATGAAGAAATAAATGCATCTGGAACTAAAAAAAAATAAAAATATATACAATAAATAATTGGTTAGAATTAAAAGAAGTGCTTAATATAATTAATAAAATACCAGCACTAACAAATTATGTAAATGACTACATTCAATCAGTTCCAGATTCTCTTAGGGACAATACTTCGCCACGTATGGAGATAGATAGATATAATAATTTTATATCTAGAAAGAATATTTTATATAATAAGATGCAAGCCATTATTGAACTATACGAAAGTATGAATCTTGAAAATGATGGCAATGGATTAGACATAAAACTTCCGCATTGTGAAACGTTAAAAGAGTATATCTCCTATTTAAAGGATCTAGAATTTGTCTTTTCACTATGTCCCTATCTACATAGTGAAGATGAAAGCCTAAAATTTGGTTCTGTTGATGTTGGTTCAAACTGGATAAAACTTACAATAGCAGGAGCTTCAACATGTCTTCTTTTAGCTAACGTAGCCTCCTTAGTTGATAAAGCTATTATTTTACGCTCTCATTATCTTACATTGGCACAGCAAGAGGAGGTGCTTAGAAGCCAGCAAATAAAGAATGAGTTAGCAGAAGAAAATGTTAAGTTTTTTGAAACTTTAAGAACTACCTATACAAACATAGTAATTAATCAATTAGAAAAAGAATCAAACGATACTTGGAATCCAGAAGAACGAGATATAACAAAAGTATCATTAGAGAAATTGATTTATTTGTTGGATAAAGGAACAGAAATTTATGCAACATTGGATTCACCAGCAAACACACAGGCCCTGTTTCCAGAAATACAGGGAAATTTAGAGTTACCTGATAATATAATGAAATATCTAGAATCAAAATCAGAAGAAATACAAAAATAATAGTGAAACAATTACAGAATTGTCATATTTTGTAGTATAAAACATAAAATTTTCAGAATTAAAATATTTAAATCACTTTACATTCTTTTGTTGATGTGCTACTCTTCTGTAAAGGGGGAATTATCAAAAGAGATAATTTATAGGAGGCAATCATTATGGCACGAGGAAGGAAGAAAACTTTAACCCCAGAAGAACAGCTTGAAAGGATTATTGCTGAAATTGAAGAAACGGAAAACAAGCTAAAAGAACTAAAAGCGGAAAAGAAAGAATTAGATGAACAAATTAAGATGAACCGTGTTGCTGAATTGGAAGAATTTATATCATCTCGCGGACTTAGTATTGACGAAGTAAAAGAATTGCTTGAAAATAATAAGACTGAATAATTATTGTTTTCACGGAGCTGTCGTATTAATGATATATATTAATGCGACAGTATTTTTATAGTTTTCTTTTTGAAAATAATTTACATTTTTTGATTATTATGCTACTCTAAAAATATTAAAATGTCATTAATTTGGGAGGTAGCTAATGAAAACATCAAACAAGGACCGTAACTTGCAGTGGATTGACAATCAATACAAAAAGGGCAACATATCATTTTCTCATAAACTCCAACGTCCATTGGGACAATGGAGTCCTATTATGAGGTCACTCCTTATACACAGTTTATTGGCGGGTTTTCCTGTGAATCCTATATATGTTGTAGAAGAAAATAATACAATTTATACTCTTGACGGTTCTCAAAGGACTTCTACATGTATAGATTATTTGGGAAATAAGTTTGCACTTAGTAAAGATACCCCTAACGTGCAGCTTAATGTCAAGGAGAATGGAGAATCTATAGTTAAGGAATATGAATTAGCTGGGAAGAAGTTTAGCAAACTTGATGCCGAAGTACAGTCAACCCTTTTAGCATGTAGTTTAGAATTTTGTACTTTATCAGAATATACAGATGATGAAGTAAGAGAAATGTTCAAACGCCAGAATAATGGCAAACCTCTAACCAAAAAACAACTTAGGATTGTAAATGAGCCTGATGAGTTTAGTACAATAGTCTACTCTCTCACTATGCATCCATTTATGGATAAGTTGATGACGAAGGCTCAGCGTAAAAACGGTACAGATCGAGATTTGATTAGACAGACAATAATGCTAATGGAAACAAATCAAAATCAGGAATTTGTTTCTTTCAGAGGAAGAGATATTGATTCATTTATCGCTGGCTATTCTGAAACAATTAGTTCAGGAAAAATTGAAGTTTTAAAGACTGCGATGGATAAATTTAATGAAGCGTTTTCAGATAAAGTTAAGATACCTGTAACATCAATGCCAATGATTTTATATAGTGGGTATCGTATTCAAAAAGACAAGAAATCATTTTCTAAACTAATTGAAGTAATTAATGACTTCTTGGCAACATATGACAACAATGAAGAATATAAGAAATATACTGTAGAAGGAACAAGTGATGTAGAAAATGTGCGTGGGAGATTTAATTGGTGGAGAAATAAGATAAGGGTAATATCATAGATAGATTTAAAAATTGTACAATGATATAATATGAGGGCTGTTTTCGCAACAGTCCTTTTTACATAATATGATGTATTAACAGAATTCACTATTAATCAGTCTTATAATGTTGACTAATTAATGTTACAAGAGTACAATATTGTATTAGATGTCGATATTGTACAGGAGTTGAAAGGATGATTATCATAATATGTGTAGATGAAAAAAATGGTATGTTGTTTAATCATGGCCGTCAAAGTCAGGATTCTATCGTATATAAAAATATTATTGAAATCTTTGGATGAATCAATATTCAAAAAAACAATTTGATAAGTTTGGTATGTCCCAAATCCATGTGGCGGAGGATTTTATTGAAGTCGTAGGATATAATGACTATTGCTTTGTTGAAAACATTGATATGTTACCATATATAAAAAACATATGGAAGATTATCGTGTTTAAATGGAATCAATTCTACCCAGCCGATACATTTTTTACATTGGATCTAAATAAATAGATTTTAGAGAGTACAAAATATTTTGTTGTCCATTCTCACGATAAAATAACAAAAGAAATATACAGAAAATGAAATATTTCAAATTGTGGAAAATATCATCTATTTTAGTTTTTGTTTTATTGTTATCAGGATGTGCTGATACTTCAACAGATACTACAAATTCATTTTCTGCTGAGTTTACGGAATCCATTGAAGAAAGTATTTCGGAAAGTTCTGTCGTATCATCATCTCCAACAATTGAATTACAAGAATCTATTTCAAAAGAGGAATCACCAGAACAATATGAAGAGCCTCTGGATACTACTTCCTTACCAACTTTTAACTTCTCTTTATCTGATGTGCCAACATATTCAGAAAATCCTTATGTAGTTATAAATGATAAAATACCATACTTTTCTGATAATGAACTTACAACACAATCTTTTGAATTATATAGTAAGTTAGATGAGCTAGGAAGGTGTGGTGTTGCCTATGCCTCTATTGGGACTGATCTAATACCTACAGAAGAACGTGGTGAGATTGGTAATATTAAGCCTACTAGTTGGCACACAGTCAAATATAATGGTTTTATTTATGGAAACTATCTATATAACAGATGTCACTTAATTGGGTATCAATTATCTGGTGAAAATGCTAATGAAAAGAATCTTATCACTGGGACGTGATATTTAAATGTTCAAGGTATGTTACCATTTGAGAATATGGTTGCAGATTACGTAAAGGAAATAAATAACCATGTACTTTATCGGGTAACACCTATATTTGAAGAAGACAATTTATTAGCCGCTGGTGTTTTAATAGAAGCAAAATCTGTTGAAGACGTTGGTGATGGCATACTATTTTGTGTGTTTATCTATAATGTTCAACCAAATATCATTATAAATTATGATAGTGGAGAAAGTGAATTAGCTCCATCTACACAAACTCCGAGTCCTACTATTGAACTAACCCCAGAACCTACAGTGGATCCAACCCCTGAGCCCACAGTTGAGCCTGAAATACCTATTATAGAAGAACCTATACAGGGTGATACGACATATATTTTAAATACCAATACAAAGAAATTTCATTATCCCACCTGTAGCAGTGTTGGTCAAATGAAAGAAAAGAATAAGTCAGAGTATACTGGTACAAGAGATGAAATAATTTCTATGGGATACGATCCATGCAAAAGATGCAATCCATAGATTGGAGAATTTGGTATGATTTATCAATATAAAAAGTGTGATATAAGAAAATATTTAAGAAGAAACAGAGAAACATTGGAAGAAACTATCGTTACTGTAAGTAATAGAAATAACTTCACTGTTGAAAAGCATATGGAATTATTAAATTTGAACGATGACAAATATGAGTATATTAAATATCTTGGAGCTGCTGAATGATCATATTGTTCAATATATGTTTGAGTCCCGTTTAATGGACTCTTTGTGTGATATTCTATCATATGAGGAGGCATAAAAATATGAATAATAATATGGTAGAATTCAAGATAAGACCTTTTACAAAGTGTGTAGTTTTAAAATTAGATATTTTCGAAACACATATCATAGATGAGGCAAATTTTTCTATTAGTGACAAAGAAGGAGTAGAAAAGTTTTTGTCAAAATATATTGATAACGATGATTATATTGTCGTAGAAGTGGATATGTAATAAAATATGATCAAGAAATTTGTGATATTATAGCGATTTTCTTGATCATATATTTCACTCAGTTAAACACGCATATGCAACTTAAAATCTACAAAATAGAAAAAGTAGCTAATCCTATTACTCCTAATGGCCGATTTA